GGTTCGTCAAGTCGAGCAATGGAAGTCTCGTTTGATGGGAATGACCTCACTCGTTGCTGGTGCCATTGGGGCAATAGCAGCATCAATCATTAGTTGGATGACAAAGACATGATCACATTTAAAGAATACGATGACAGAACAGATCAGTATGTAGCTGATGAAATAAAGAGAAGAAAAAAGGCAAGAATTACTGTCAATGCCACTGATGATTACAAGATGAAGAAAGGTAAACCTGCGTTTACTATGCCTCATCATACTGGTAGTACGACAATTCATGTCTATCTAAGGAAAATGCCTGGACCAACCAAAGGAGTTGTTGCTTACAATTATGAACTAAAGTTTGATAAATGAAAACCTTCAAGGGATTTATATCTGAGGACCAAGCCTTATTTAATACTAAGGATATGATCTTTACAAATGCTGAAACTCCCGCTTTAATATTATCTTCTACTGCACTTGAAAGATCATTTGGTAAACTTGAACGTATTAGAGCATGGCACGTTACTGATAAAATAGGATTAGACAAACTTATAAAATTACAGGGTAAAAAATCTTCAATTTCAGTAATGACAGAGATTGAGCCAACTGATCCTACTCCATTTGCTGGGGTTGAGACACGAGGGGGAGTCGTAGTTGAATTGGAGGGAACAGAATTATTATCCCATGATAAAGATGCATGGTCGGAAAGATTAGAGGGAGGTAGAAGAGCAATTCCCATCAACAAAACCGATTTTCCAAGCTTGTTTCGTCACATGGAACTTATGGTAAAGAAGATGTATGAAAAATTTAGTGGTAAATCATATCCAAAAAACTCCAAACAAGGAGCGATAAAATTTAATCAATTAGGCCAGACTCTATCTCAAAAGGAGAAGGGACAATTTATCAAAGAATATATTGATAATTGTGAAGGAATTCTCAAGAAAAATAAGATGGGACAGAAAGAATTGAGAAAATATGGTAGAGCGGTAGAAAAAGGAAAAGGTCAACATTATTATAATGAGAGTGTAGTGAATAGAATATCTATCAAAAATGTATATGTAGTTAAAGAAGTATTACGATATGAAGATGAATTACTCATTGTACAAGAAATGTGGAAGGATGCTGTTATGAAATCACAAAAAGATTTGGTTTCTCTTATCAATAGGAAAAAATAAAGGAAAGTGTCAGGAAAATGAAAAGTTTAAATCAATATTTGGTGGAGTTTGATAATCCACAAATATATTGTGACATGGATGGAGTGGTTGCTGACTTTCTCAAGTTCACAAGAAATATATTAGGGACAAAATTTAAAGACAAATTTTGGGAGGAAATACCAGAGGACACTTTTGCACAACTTGACAAAATGCCAGATGCAGATGTCCTCTGGGGTTACATAAAAAAGTTTAGACCTATCATGTTGACTGCGGCACCAAGAGAATCAAGAGGTGCAATTGCAAAGAGAGCACCACAAGATAAGATCAGATGGATGAAAAAGAATTTTGGTCTTGGTGAGAGAGACATGAGAGTGGTAAAGAGGGCAGACAAAAAGAAGTTTGCTAAAGATGGTAGAGACAAAAGACCAAATATTTTGATTGATGACCATGCGGGTAACATAAGAGAATGGGAAGCTGCGGGTGGAATAGGGATTTTACACACCGATGCCGCATCAACTATAAATGACCTAAAAAAGATAGGGTTTCCGTAAGGAGAGTATGTTAGAATTATTTGCAATGGATGAGTTAGTCATGATGGGAATCGTATTGTTCGCATCATTCTGGCTTTTTCTATTCAATTATAGGATGGACAACAAAGAAAAGTATGAAGGACACAAGTGGTTGATAGGACTAGATTTAGTAATCAACATGGGTATGTCTCTCACAGGATATTTGTTGATTTCCATAGTATTCACAAACATTCCACAGTTGTCGCCGTATGCAAGTTATCGGTATCCAATAGGGTTTCTATTTGGACTCACTTCTAATGTTAGTATTCCGATAGTCTTGAAATGGTTCCAACAACAGATAACTAAAAAGTTAAACGAAGTTGGTAAAAAGAAGTGAGGTAGATTATGGCTGAACAGAAACAAAAATCAGAAGACCAGAAAATTTTAGAACCAGTAAAACAGATTGAGATTGAAACTAAGGATCTGGTTGCTACAAGTAGAATATGGATTTATGCAATAATTGGACTTCTTGCGTATCTCATTTTTATGGTTTTACCAGACATTAATACGAGAATGGAATGGATGGAAAAGGATCTTAATTCTGTTTTGGTACAGAGTGAAAGATTCAAAAAATCGACAAGAGTTTTTGCTAAAGATAATGCGTGTGCAACTTGTCATTTAGACCCAGACCATTTACTACATAATTTACAGTCAAAATATCCTAGTTTTAGTGATATTAAATCTTTCATGAGAGTAGGTCATCAGAGATATTGGACAAATCTAACTCCAATACCAGACGATGAATTAATAGAAGTTTATAGGACACTAAAATGAAAACATTTAACGAATATTGTTGTGATGAGTGTTACGATCATGTGATAATGGAGGCTGAATACCAAGGTAGGAAAGTCGAGTTAAATGATCCATTTCGAGCACCCAAAGGTGACAGTAAAAAGTTTTACGTTTATGTGAAAAACGAAAAGGGTAATGTTATTAAACTAGGATTTGGAGATCCAAACATGGAAATCAAACGAGATGATCCTGCAAGAAGGAAGTCATTTCGAGCAAGACATAACTGTGCTGATCCAGGCCCCAAATACAAAGCAAGGTATTGGAGCTGTTTTCAATGGAGAGCCGGAGCAAAGGTGGACAACTAATGAAAACATTCAAAGATTTCAAAGAAGCAGTAAGTAGAAAACAACAGGCTGCAATCGCCATCAGAAAGAAAGAGTCTGGTAAGTACGACAAGGATGGTAAAAGAATAAAGGAAGCACAAGGTCCATGTTGGGATGGATACGAAATGCGAGGAATGAAGAAAAAAGGTGACAAGATGGTTCCTAATTGTGTTCCTGTGCGTGAGGTAAAACAAGATAAGGACATAAAAGACAGAGAGGGTACACAACCAGCAAAATACTATGCAAAAGATGCAGAGGGTGATGATATGTCCAAGGCAACGAAACAGGCAAGAGCGAGACACTTTGAAAAGAAAAAGAGTGGTCCAGCTCCTGGCGATAAAGGTGCAAAGACTAAACCATCTAAACATACATTGAAGTATAAACAGATGTTTGGTGAGGCCAAGATTGCTGCACTTACAAAGAAGTCTGAAAAGTCTGGTATCCCTTATGGGATTCTCAAACAAGTCTATAACAGAGGTATGGCAGCATACAAAACAGGACATAGGCCTGGAACAACCGCACAACAATGGGCACTTGCAAGAGTCAATAGTTTCATCACAAAAGGTAAAGGAACTTGGGGTGGTGCCGATAAAGATTTAGCTGCAAAGGTAAGAGGATGAAAGATTTCAAACAATTCATAACTGAAGAAAAGGAAATAAAAGTAGGGGGTTATCAAACGACTCATCATTATATGTGTCCATCTGCTGTAAAGTTTCTCAAGAAACACATGAGAATGGATCATGACATAAAGGATCTTGAGAGGATTGCCAAACTAAGTGATGATGTCTTCAAGATAGAGGCTGATGTTGAAGAGTCGGGAAAGGTTTCTGATAGTCAGATAGAGAAGGCCCAAAAGTTGACAGATCAAGTTTACGCAACTATAGAGAAAATGGGTCACAAAAAGACTGAGGCCAGTTACATGGATCTACACATGGATGCCATCAAAAACCCAGATAAAGCAGGTTCGATGAAGGGATAGTATGTTTCTTCCAGTGGGAAAATTAGTCATTGCTTTAGTATGGGCCTTCTGGATGATGGGTGTAGATTCGTCATTGGGAAGAGAACACAATGACACAGAAGAACAAATCAGAAAAATTATAAAAGTCACTGATAATGATGATAAAAACCCAGAATATTTTCCAACATACGGAAGCACTTTTGACAGAGTAATTGAGAATGGTGTTTTAAATTGTGGAACCAAATTAGATTTTGCTGGATTTTCTGAAAGAGGTTTTGATGAAGAAACAGGACTTGAGTGGCATGGTTTTGATGTAGATATTTGTAGAGCAGTTTCTGCGGCTATCTTTGGTGACAAAACCTATGTAGAGTTCATTGATGTTGATGGTAAGACACGATTTGAATATTTGATTGATGGTACTATTGATATGTTGTCTGCAGCAACAACATACACTTTCACCAGAAATGTTTCAAAGAAACTAGAATTTTTACCCACAACTTACTATGATGGACAAGGTTTCATAACAAAGAAAACCTTGGGTGTTTCTTCTGCAAAACAGATGGCAGGTGCCAAAGTCTGTATGAGTTCTACTGGTACGGCAAGAAAGAACATCCAAGATTTTTTTACTGTTCATGAGATTAATTTCATTCCTGTTATTGTTCCAGTTGGAGAGAAGGCTAAAGATTGGTATCTGAGAGGTGATTGTGATATGTATGGAACGGATAGGTCAGGATTGGCCTCAAATCGTACAACATTTAATGATGCCGAGTGGCACA